GTGAGCAAGCGCAAGTTCGGCAGCATCCGCAAGCTGCCCTCGGGTCGATTCCAGGCCCGTTACACCGCCCCCGACGGGGAGGAGTACAAGGCTGATGACACGTTTCCCACCGAGGCTGCCGCCGACGACTGGCTAGTGATCCAGCGCGCCAAGGTGCTCACGACCGAGTGGGTGCCGCGCGCGTCGGCCGACAGCGTGGCGTTCCGGGCGTACAGCGAGTCGTGGCTCAAGCACCGCACGCTCAAGCCGAAGACGCGCGAGCACTACGAACAACTGCTGCGGCTGCACATCAACCCGACATTCGGCGACAGGCCGCTCAAGGCGATCACCCCCGACGCGGTGCGGGCGTGGCACGCGACCCTCGCACCCGGGAAGGCCACCACTCGCGCGCACTCCTACTCGCTGCTGCGCACGATCATGCTCACCGCGGTCAAGGATGACGTAATCGACAAGAGCCCGTGCCGCATCACGGCCGCCGGCAGCACCAAACGACGGATCACGATCAAGCCCGCCTCGATCCCGGAGCTGTCCGCGATCGCCGCCGCGATGCCCGATCGGCTACGCCTCATCGTGCTGCTCGCATCCTGGTGCGCCCTCCGGTTCGGCGAGCTGGCCGAACTGCGCCGCCGGGACGTGGAACTGCACACGACCAAGGATGAGGACGGGAACGACGTGCATTCGGGTGTCCTCCGCATCCGCCGCGGCGTCGTCTACGTGGATAAGCGGCACATCGTCGGCGATCCCAAAGCCGGATCACGGCGTGACGTAGCGATCCCGCCCGGGCTGGTTCCCGTGGTCCGCGCACACCTTGAGGATCACGTTGCGCCCGACAAGGACGGGCTGTTGTTCCCCGCTGCCCGTGACGCCACCGAGTACCTGACCCCGACGACGCTGTACAAGTCATTCCACCCTGCCCGTGACGCCGCCGGGCGGCCTGACCTGCGATTTCACGACTTGCGTCACAGTGGAGCGGTCCTGGCAGCACAGAGCGGCGCGACATTGGCTGAGCTGATGGGACGACTCGGGCACTCAACCCCAGCAGCCGCCCTCAGGTACCAATCCGTCGCCGCGGGCCGCGACGCCGAGATTGCCCGCCGACTGTCCGCACTCATCGAAGGAGAGAAGTCATGACTGACGCCAACACCGCGCTGTCTCTGTGCGGAAAGCCGGTCGGAGCCGCCTGTCTCGCCTGCCACCTCGAGGACTGCCCCGCGATGACCGACGTGCTCCTCGACTCTATCCGCCTGTGTGGCCGGCGGGGCGGACTCACCGGTCGTGATGCGGCCATGGTGGTCACCCTGCTCTGCGGCAAGCTCGAGCCGGAACAACCACCGGAGCCGCCTCACCGCCGTCTGCGGCTTGTCTAGCCTCACGCTCAAAGCCCCCGTCCAATCACCCGGGACGGGGGCTTTTCTATCGCTTCGATGGATTGTGACTGATATCACATTAGGTACGAGCGTCCAGGTTTGTTCAACACGTCCAACCGCTGAGCGCCGGTAAGGCTTTGTGACCCTATCTGGCGCTGTGCGTTTCCGCTCACCCGTCACCACTGGGTCAAATCCGCTAGTTCAACACCGGAACTGGACTAGGGCTCCAGTCCGCCGCTGACCTCTCAATCAGGACCATTTCCTGAAATGTGTAGAACGACTGCGCATTTTCTCAGGATTGCGGCCGTTAGACCAAGCTGAACGAGTCGGAACAGTGTGCTTACCTAATTCCAGAGCACCAAACACGCTCTCCCCGAATCCTCTGGCAGACAAGGACACCGACCATGGCGAAGATCCGCCTTCGCGAGGCGTGCAAACGCGAGAACACCCCGCACTACAACACCATTGTTCGCGCCGCCCAGGACGGCAAAATCACCCTGTTTCAGTTCGCGGGCAAGGGTCCGCTGTACGTCGACGAGAACGACCTCGACGCGCTCATGCAACCAGTTGCCCGTGACGTAGCCGCGACTGGCACCCACTCACTCGATGCAGTCCCTCGCCGCCCACGCGGGTGGGTCGCCTAGTGCGCGCGATCTCGTACCGCGACCCCACCGGCAACACCGCAGCACGGAACGTCGACCGCCAACGCAAGAACGGCGCCCCGGACCTCTCGCCAAAGAATCCCCGGAACGCCGTAGTCCGAACCACCAGCAAGCAGCAGGACCGAAAGGGACCATACCCATGCCCGGACCCTCGCGCGCGTCGGGACATTCCGACTACGCCGCCACCCGTCGCGCCCGTGATGCCGCCGCTCGATCCGAGCCGCTCGAATGCGGCTGCCGCGACGGACTACACCGCAGCCTGAACTGCACCCTCCGCCCCGGCGGCCCGTACAACGAGCTGCCCCTCACGAACCACTGGCGCGTCGACACCAAGGAGGCCGAGCATCGTCTTGGTCTCGTAGGCGCCCCAATCCCGTACCCGCCCCACCGGGATGACGCCGCGTGACGGCACCTAACGAGTACGACACGGATGGGCACCCGATCGACTCGCTACTCAAGGGCCTGGTGAACGGCGCATGGCTCGACGCCCAAGTGTTCCCGCCACTGGAACAGATCGTGCCCGGCATCGTCACCGAAGGATTCGGATTCATCGTCGGCCCGCCGAAAGCTGGCAAGTCCTGGTTCGTCGGAAACCTCGCCCTCGCCTGCGCATCCGGCGGTCGAGCCCTCGGGCAAATCAAGGTCGAACCACGCCCTGTCCTGTACCTCGCACTCGAGGACGGACACCGCCGGCTCCAGGACCGGTTCCGCACACTCACCGAGGGGCAGCCGATCCCCACCAGGCTCGACCTGCTGGTGAAGATAGAACCAGGGCAGCTCATCGCCACCGTCTCCGAATGGCTATTGCGCCACCGAAACGACAAGCCCCTCGTCATCCTCGACACGTTCGGAAAGGGCCGACCGCAACCGAAACGCGGCGACAACCCCTACCTCGCGGACTACCAGGCCGGCACCGCACTCAAGGACATGATCGACGCGTTCCCCGGCGCGAGCCTCCTCGCCGTCCACCACAGCCGCAAGGCCGAGTCCGACGACTTCCTCGACGCCGTCAGCGGCACACAGGGACTCGCCGGATCCGCGGACTACATCCTCGTACTCACCCGCAAGCGACAGTCCGACGAGGGCGCACTCGCGATCACCGGTCGCGACGTCACCGAGACCGAGATCGCCATGGTCACCAGTGGTGGCCGGTGGGCGCTCGCTGGATCGACGATGACCGAGGCGTCTGCCGCTCTCGCCGCGCGCAAGGATGCGGGCAAGTTGGGCGACCAGTCGGCAGATGTATTGGCGCTGGTCAAGGCGTCACCAGAGCCGGTATCTCCATCGTTCGTTGCCGACAAACTCGGTATGGACAACAAGACGGCAGGAACGTATCTCGGCCGTCTGGTCAGTGCGGGACGACTGATTCGACAGGGACGGGGAATGTACTCATGTGTTGAAAGTGTGGAAAGTGTTGAAACCAATTCCACACTTTCAACAGATTCAACAGTTCCTGCATCCGAACGTGCGGCGAATCGCTGGCTCGGTAGCGGCGAGCACCTGGACCTCACGGACGGGGATCCAGCGTGAAGCGCATGCAGCGCCGCGGTGAAGCCACCGTCACCCCCATCAACAGCGGCCAGGTCATGGTCCGACTCGGCGGGGACGTCTGGGTCATGTCCGCCGACGAAGCCCGCGACCTCACCAACAAGATCATCGACGCCCTCGAACAGGAGACACCATGACCTTCCCCACCTTCGACACCGCACGCACCGACGAAGACAACCAAGACCGCTACGTCCACGCCGAACGCGGCATCGACTTCCACATCGACGCCCTCGACCAGTGGGTCACCGCACCCGCACGCATCGTGTTCAACGGCCGCGGATGCGAGTTCGAACTAGGCCCCTACTCGCTCTGCGAGGGCGACGCCATCGAGCTGTACAAGATGCTCGGTCTGTTCCTCGGGCACGCAGACCTGGAGGCCCTATGACCGCACGCCCCTGCCTCCACTGCGGTGACCTCATCACCTCGGGCACACGATGTGCGAGCTGCACCCCGGCCGACACCAAGAAGCCCCGCAAGATCGCCCACGCAGGCACCGACAGCCAGTGGCGCAGGCTCAGCGTCCGAGCCCGCCGCATGCAGCCCTTCTGCATCGACTGCCACACCGACCGCGACCTCACCGCCGACCACATCATCCCCGTGGACGTCGCACCGGAGCTGGCCTACGCGATGGAGAACATCACCGTTCGGTGCCGCACCCACAACAGCGCACGCGGCAACCGCTACACCCGAGTCGAAGCAGAGGAGGTCCTGAACACCCTTCTAGGCGCTCAGGATCGTCGCCCTAGCCCCCGACTGCGCAAGCTCATCCCAGTGGCTCAGCGTGCCGTACAGGTGGGGAGTAGACCCCCTGAGCAGCACGAACACCCCGGGGGCAAGGCAGAGTTTGCGACACACACCCCTGGGGGGTATCGGTGAAGGCCGGGCCCAAGGGGCAGATCGCCGTTGAACCGCTCGATTTCAGCGGTTGGCCGGACGATTTGGCGGAGCGGATCATCCTGTTCATCGAGACCTACCTAGTGGTGCCGAAGGGTGCCGGCGCGGGTGAGTTGGTACGGCTCGCGGAGTTTCAGAAAGAGATCATTCGGGGCGCGTTCGCGGAGGGGATTCGGCAGGCGCTGGTGTCCATCGCTCGCGCCAACGGTAAGACCGGTTTGGCAGCCATGATCTCGGTGGCGGTGCTGTTCCTGGTGGAGGACTCGCCCGAGGTGCTGGTCGTCGCGAGCGATCAGCGGCAGTCGAACATCACGCTGAGGGCCGCGAAGCGCATGATCGAGCTGGCGCCGGAGCTGTTGGAGCGCGCACATCTGTTCGCCGACAAGGTCACCACGCCGTTGAACAACGGGTTGCTGTTGCCACTGCCGGCGGATCCGTCCGCGCTGCACGGCTGGGATCCCACGGTCCTGATTGTGGATGAGCTGCACGTGGTCACCGAGGCGGTCTGGGAGGCCGTGACGTCGATGGTCGGCAAGCGACCTCGGTCTCTCACGTTGGCTATCAGCACCCCGGCCTCGTCGGCGGATTCGGTGATGTGGCGGCTGATCGAGCACGGCCGCGCTGGTGATGACCCGGCGTTCTACCTTCGTGAGTTCGCCGCACCGGAGGGCTGCAACATCGACGACCGCGAGGCCTGGCGGATCGGCAACCCGGCGATGTCCTGTGAGCGTCCGTTCCTCGCGGAGGACGGCATGGCGGCGGCGCGTCGGACACTGCGCGAGCCGGTGTTCCGGCAGCTCCGTTTGGGCCAGTGGGTCACGGGCTCGGAGTCGTGGTTGCCGTTCGGCGCATGGGACTTGTGTAAGTCAGAGGGTCCGCGCGTCGACCGGAGCACGAAGGTGGTGCTGGCGTTCGACGGTTCAGCGTCCGGTGACTCCACGGCGTTGGTCGGCTGCACGGTCGGCCCGGTCCCGCACTTGTGGGTGGAGGGGTTGTGGGAGAACCAGAACGAGCGGGGCTGGCGGGTACCTCGGGAGGACGTGGATAACGCCGTCGCCGTGGCCTTCCAGAAGTACAACGTGATCGAGCTGGCGGCGGATCCGTGGGGCTGGCGCACCGAGATCGAGTCGTGGGCGAAGCGGCACGGTGACAAGCGGGTGATCGAGTGGAACACCGCGGCGGCGGCCCGTATGGCGCCGGCCACCGATCGCCTCTATCAGGCCGTGGTCACCAAGGCTGTGACGCACGACGGTGACACGCGGCTTGCCGCACACATCGCGCACTGCGTCGCCAAGCGCACTCCGATGGGCGACTTGGTGAGCAAGGACAAGAAGAACTCTCCCCGGAAGATCGACGCCGCTGTGGCGAGCATCGTCGCGCTGGACCGGGCGGCGCATCACACCCAACGTTCCGGCCGCCGTGTGGCCGGGTTTTCGAGCTAGGAGGCTCACGCATGACCGACCTGACTACCTTGCTGCAGCGCATTGACAACCCGCTGGCTCGGTTCGACCGCTACGACCGGTACTACGCCGGCAACGGTCCGTTGGCGTTCATCTCGCCGGAATCGCGGGCGGTCCTCGGCGACCGTCTCCAGCGGCTCAACAGCAATATTCCGAAGCTGTTGGTGAACAACCTGACCGAGCGGCTGCGGGTCATCGGCTTCACCGGCGCTGATGTGTGGGGTGAGTGGCTGCGCAACAACTTGGACCAGCGCAGCCCGATCGCGCACCGCGAGGCCCTGGTGCTCGGCGCTGGGTACGCGATCGTGTGGGCCGATGTGATTGGCCGCCCTCAGGTGAGCATCGAATCGGCGCGGCAGATCGCCGTCACCACCGACCCGGTGACCCGCGAGATCGTCGCCGCGGTGAAGCGGTGGGAGGACGGCAAGCGCACGCACGCGGTCCTGTACCTCGAGGACCGCATCGAGAAGTACGTCGCCAACTCGACCGGCGCCACAACCGCCGGCTTCCAGAAGATCGACGAGTACGACAACCCGCTGGGCGTTGTCCCGGTGGTGCGGCTGCTCAACTCCGACCGAGTCCTCGACGACGAGGGCCGATCGGAGATGGACGACGTGCTGGACCTCTCCGACGCGCTGACGAAGCTGCTGACGGACCTCATGGTTGCCAGCGAGACGGGTGCACGTCCGCGGCGGTGGGCGACCGGCCTGGAGTTGGACGAGCGGCCGAAGGTCGACGCCGACGGTGAACCGGTTCTCGACGACGGCGGGCAGCCGGTGATGGAGGCGGTGTCGCCGATCGCCGAGAGCGATCGCCTGATGGTCAACGAGGATCCGCAGGGCGCGTTCGGGCAGCTCCCCGGTGCGGACCTCGGTGGCTACCGCAACGGCATCGACGTGATCATGCGGCAGATCAGCGCGGTGTCGGGGTTGCCTGAGCACGCCCTCGGTATCGGCGGCGATAACCCCACCTCGGCCGACGCGATCCGCGCATCCGAGGCGGCCCTCACGGCGCGCGCAGAGAGCAAGCAGGCACTGTTCGGGCAGAGCTGGGAGCAGGTGGCGCGTCTGATCGTGGGCGTCCGTGACGGTGCTGATCCGCGGTCGGTCGACGTGCGGGTGCAGTGGGCCGACCCCGCCACCCGCTCCGAGGCGCAGGAAGCCGACGCCGTCACCAAGCTGTTCAGCGTGGGCCTACTGCCGGCGAGCTACGCCCTCAAGAAGCTGGGCTACAACGACGCGGAGATCGAGGAAATTCACGCCGCCCGGGCCCGCGACAACATCGCCAACGCGGACGTCTCCAAGTTGTTCGGCGGCGCAGCATGACCCCGGACGAGCTGGCGGAGCAGTTCGAGCTGTACGTCGACCAACTCGGCGACAAGCTCTCCGCCGCCCTCATCGCCGCGTACGAGCAGTGGCAGGCCGGCACGCTCACCACCGCCGAGTTCGAGGCCGTGTTCATCCAGGTGGTCGGCACCATGAACGCCTACGCCCGCACCGGCGCGGACTGGCTCGGCAGCATCTACCTGGCGTCCACGCCGAAAGGCACGACGCTGGTCACCGTCGCAGGTGAGACCGCCCGCCTCGCCGACGCCGCGGCCACCCTCGTCGCGCTGCTCGACACCGCCGACGACCTGAAGACCCAGCTCGACCGGATCGGCCGCAACGAGCCCACCGAGGCCGCTCAGCAACAACTGGTCCACACCTACAACACCCATGAGGTGCCCGGCTACCGCCGCCGGCTCAACGCGGGCGCGTGCGAGCTGTGCGTGTGGCTGCAGAAGAAGCACCTCGACCCCGAGGGCATCGGCTACATATACCCGACCGACAAGCCGATGCATCGGCACACCGGGTGCCGGTGCACACCCGTCCCCGCAACCCGAATCGAAAGGACAGCAGCATGACCGACGACCAGACCACCACCGAGACCACGACCGAGCAGGTCACCGACGAGCAGCCGCAGGAGGAGTCTGTTACCGAGCAGGACACGCCCGCCGTCGAGCCGAAGACGTACGACGAGGACTACGTGAAGGGACTGCGCGACGAGGCCGCGAAGTACCGCACGAGGGCGAAGGACCGCGATGAACTGGCTCAGCGCCTACACACCGCGCTGGTCACCGCTACCGGAAAGCTGGCCGATCCCACCGATCTGCCGTTCGACGCCACCCACCTGGAGGACGATGGGGCGTCCCTGGCACAGGCCATCGACGACCTTCTCGCCCGCAAGCCGCATCTCGCCGCGCGCAAGGTTGCCGGCGACGTCGGGCAGGGATCTCGAAACCGGTCCGCAGAAGTGAACCTTCTTGGCATGCTGCGAGGCACCAACTAGCAGGAGGCAGTGAAAGTGACGGAGCACTACGTTTGGGGTGAAGCTGAACTCACCCATCCTGACTGGCGTGGCACGCTCGCGCTCGACGAACGAATCACCGGCGAAGATTCACTCTATTCGCTCACCGGTGTCGACAAAGGGAAATGGCAGATCATCGGGATTGATCTGGGCGGTGGCGAACGCGAGTTCAAGCACGACTTACATGTCATTGCACTCGACCGCGACTGGATTCAAGGGCGCCGCATCAGCGAGATCGCTGAGTTTGAAGCAGTAGACATTTTCGTTCACGATGTCGATCCGTACGAGGTGTTGCGCGCCATCACCCATCAGTTGGACATCCGTATGCGACTTCGCGGATTGGTGGGCAAGCGCATTGCAATAACCAACCGACTCGATGTGCCTGAGCAAACCGACGACTAATTCTCACATTGTGAGATACACTGAAGGGGGCCGGCCTGGTGCTGGTCCCCTTCAGTCGTCCTGGTGGCGCGTGGAATCCCGACATCCCACTGCTGCCCCAGGAGGCAAATCATGGCCGAAACCACGGCATCCAATCCCACTCTTCTGCAGGACGAGGTCGCGAGCCTGCTCGTCCAGCCGCTCGAGGCCGCGTCGGTGGTCCTCAGCTCCGGTGTCCGCGTCTTCGACACCAGCTCGGAACTGCGCATCCCGCGCCTCGTCTCCGGATCCACCCCCACGTTCGTCCCCGAGGGTGGCCTGATCCCGGACACCGCTGACATCGCGTTCGACGAGATCAAGCTCATGCCGAACGCCCGCACCAGCATCAAGACGATCATGCGGTTCACCAACGAGCTGGTCCGCCAGTCCGTCATCGGCATCGACGCGACCCTCAAGGCACGCCTAGTCAAGGATGTCTCGGACCTGCTCGACGACGCTCTCCTAGCCGGTGCCGGGGCGTCGAACTCGATCAAGGGCGTCATCAATCAGACCGGTGTCACCACGGGCGAGCTGGACGTCACCGACCCCGACTCCCTGCTCGACGCGATCGCCTCCCTCAACGCGCAGGAGGTCACCCCGAACCGCTGGTTCCTGTCCGGCGCCGACTTCGCCGCACTCCGCAAGCTCAAGGAGGGCACCGCGTCGAACCGATACCTGCTCGAGCCCGACCCGAGCAAGGCCGGCGGCACCACCCTGTTCGGCATCCCCGCGACCGTCACCAACAAGCTCGCGGCCGGCAAGGCGATCCTCGCGGACACCAGCACCATCGCAGTGGCCCGCGACGTCGCCCCGTCCGTGACGGTCCTCAACGAGCGGTACGCCGAGTACGACCAGGTGGGCCTGCGCGTCACCTGCCGCTACGACCTCGGCCTGCTGCACCCCGAGGCCGTCGCCGTCCTCACCGACGCGCCGTAATCATGGCGGTCACCGGCCAGGACGTGGCCGACTTCCTAGGCCAGGGCGACGACACACAGCTCGTCGCCCTGGCCGGGCAGGCCGCCACCGTCATCACCGCAATGGCGATGGCCTACACCCGCGACCAGGGATTCACCGGCACCGAGCCGAACGACCAGATCGCCGCTGTCATCACCACCGCAGCCGCCCGCCTCGCCGTCCACCCCGAGCAGCTAGCAACCGACGTCGGATCCGTGTCCGTGCGCGGCGGCTTCACCGGCTGGACCCTCGCCGAGCTGTTCGTCCTGAACCGCTACCGGAAGCGAGCCCTGTAATGCTGTGGCCGCACCGAATCCGCGTCACCTACTCGATACCGTTCGATCCGCCGCAATACAACGAGGACGGCAACGAGATCTACGACGAGGTCGACAAGGTGGTGCCCGGACAGGTGGTGCCGGTCACCGGCGGCACCCGCACCGAGCTGGGGCATGTGTACGACGAGACCCGCTATCAGATGATGCTGGCCCCGACGCTCAACCTGCCGCTGTCGTCGACACCCGTGCAGTACGAGTGGAAGGGCATCACCCTCGACGCCGCAGGACCAGCTGAACGACACATGCTCGGCGGACGCTTGCACCACTACGAAGTCATGAGCGCAAAGCTCACCTAG